GGCGGGGCCGCGGCCGGCGACGCTGCGGGGGACGCCAAGTCTGATATTTTCGCTCCTGCCCGCATGTGCGGGCGGACGTAATCGGGGGCCGCGTCGTCCATCCATGTGCCGCCGTACTCGTACCACTCATTGGCGCTCACAGCGACGATCTCATCCATATCCAACGGATCGACTCCAAGCCGTTCGGCTGTCTCAGCCGTGAGTTTCTTGGCGTATTCATGTTCAGCGTCCAACCCCACGACCCGCCTATCTTGGTACGAGAGTCGCGCCACGGCCCGCTGCTCAGAATCCACGAAGTAGTACCCGTTCTCGAAACTGTCCACCTGAGCGAACCTTTGGGCCGCCTCCTCGGTCAGCGGTTTGAACGTCGTTATATCGCGGCCTGATCCGCCGAGCACTGCGTCGGCGTAGGTCACCAGATCAGCGTCGGCGGCCTCCGGGAACAACTGCAGGAACGTCGCGATGTCGTCGGCGGTGTCGGTGTCGGTCAGCGAGTCCGGGACCAGCGTCATGCCGCGGGCCAGTTCGCTGTCATCGACTTCCAACACATGGACCCATCCATCCTCGTGGAACCCGGCCCGTGAATAGTTCTCTGCCGCGGACATCTCCGGCGTGAAATGCGTGCCCTTGTGTGGCTGCCAGTCCATCCGGTCAGTGCCGTGATACACCAACGACCGGCCCTTCTGGCCGCAACGCGGGTCACGCGGCATGGCCGGTTCTGCACGCCACGTGATGCCGCAGGAAATACGGCTCGTCGAGCGGGCGTCGCGCAACGCCTGCTGGTTCGCGTACTCGATGTTCACGGCGTCAGCGGGATCACGCTGCAGGTGACGGTAGGCACGCTCGTGGGCTGCACGGGTGGGACGGCCATCCGGCAAGCGGTCAGGGATCGGCAGGTCAGGTGCCTCCACGCCGCCGAGCCGGTCCATGTCCTCGGGCGTCACCACCGGCACCGGCACGCAGCGGCACTGGATCGCTGAGCCGGGATGACCGGTCGCGGGTGGCTTGGACCACCAGAAATAGAGTCCGTCGTTGGAGACATGGCTGGGCCGGACCCGTTCATCGCCCGCGGTCTGCCACTGGTAGCGCTCGATGCCAAGCTGGTTGTGACGCATCTGCGTCAACTGTCCGATGGCCTTCGATGTCTGGTCGCGGGTCAGGCGGCGCAGGTTGTAGCCCGACGACCTGTATTCCTCGGCCAGCAGGCCCATGACCCGCTGCTGATCGAACGGGGCCTCGGCTAGTTCGCGTTGCAGCCGTTTCGCTAGACCCTCATGGAACCGCTGCGGGATGGTCTTGACGAGATCGACGTTCTCGACCACCCGCTGCCCGAGCGCCTGCTGGACAGCGGGTTCGGTCAGGAACGGCCGGATGTCCACCCCGACGGCGGAAGCGAACGCCTTGCGCAGCCGGTCGCGGTGGTAGCGGTTCACACGGGCGAAGTGGGTCAGCACGATCTCGGACACGGCCTCGATGGCGAACCCTGCCAGCGGGTCCTCGGCCAGCGCCCCCAACGCAGCCGAGATCGCCTGTGCCTGCCTCAGCTTCGCCCGCAGGTTGTCACGCACCGGGTTGAGCACTTCGCGGCGCAGCCGGGCTTCGTACTCACGCTCATGGCGGCGCAGCGGGCGCACAGGCGCGACCCGGCGACGGGCCACTTAGCTGTCCTTCGGTTTGGGTGGCTTGGCCTTGGGGTTCTTGCTATCGCCGCCTGATTTGACCGGTGGTTTGGCAGGCGGTGTGACCGGTTTGCCGTCCGGTCCTATCGGCATGTCGTCCGGATCGAGTTCAGGTTCAGGTGCGGGGCCTTCCAGAACGCCCACCATCGGATGCCCTGAGATCGCTTCGCGGGCTTCGTCCTCATCCATGATGTTGCACTGCACCAGCCCGGTCAGGCCGGTCACCGTCATCCCGAACGCCTCGGCCTTCTCCTTGTCGCCCAGTTCAAGTAGGCTGCGCCATTCGAAGTCGGGCACCATCTTGATCCCAGCGTCGCGGGCCAAGACTTCATCCAATACCTTCAACCTTGACGGCAGCATCCGCGCCCGCTCGGCCTCCATCATCATTATGTAGTTGTCCATGTCGGACTCGCCGGTGGCGTTCATCCCGGCCGGGCTGCGGCCCATGAACCGTGTCTGCGGTATCTGCGCTGCGGCCGCGACCCGGCCGGGGAACTTGTCGAGCAGGTCGGCCCACCCCGCCAGGTTCACTTCGACCCGTTCGAATTCTTCGTTGTCCTTGTCCAGCATGAATAGCCGCCAGATCGATTTCGATCGGTTGATCTGACGGCCGATCTGCTCGGGTGTCATCACCTTCGGGTCGAGCACCGCCAGCTTGGACGACACTGCTTCACGCAGCCGCTTCGACTTCAACACCGGGATGGACGCCTCCTGCGTCAGATGCGCAGCAGCCGCGGCCACCGTGGCGTCCTGTAGCAGCGACGTGATCAGCGGCACCAACGCGGAGATGCCCCAGTCCCACTCATAGGAGATGAACCCCGAGTCGGTGCCTGCCTCGATCCCGTCGAAGCGCAGCAGACGGCTGTGATGCACCCGCTCCTGCCGGGCCGCGCCCCTGTGCGGGTGCAGGTCGTAGAACTCCGGCATCCCGAAGTTGGAGTCGCGCATGTCCTCCTGCCGTTCGGGGACCGTCAACTCATAGCGGTTCAGCACCAGCAGGTTGGTCAGGTCACCGGGCCGTATCCGGTTCATGTTCAACGGCGCTGTCAGCGGCGCTTCTTTGGTCATCAACACGATCACGGCTGTGCCGTACTGGCGGGCCGACTTCATGGCCTTCGCCAGCTTGTCGGTCACCTTGTGTTTCAGTTCGACCTCGGCCATCTTGGCGGCGATTGACGCGTCGTCACCGACCCATTCGCGCCAGCGGATGAACATGTCCATGACCGGAATGTTGATGAAGTTCCGGGCGACCCACGACTGCACCACCAGCACTTCCAGCGGCGTGGACCAGAAGAACCGTGTCGGCAGGAAGAACGAGTCCTCGGCCTTGTCCAGCGACGTGCCCATGCCAGACGAGTAGTTGGTGATCCCGCCCGATGTCAGCCCGCCGTAGTAGGACTGCTGAGTGTCACGGCCCGCCCGCGGCAGCGCACGCACCGTGCGCATCAGACCGTCACGCAGCGCCATGACCGCCAACCGTAGCCGCCCCGCGAGTCACCATATCGACAAGCCCTGCCCGTCGGTTTCGTGCGCGAACGCCAGACACAGCCCGTCGAAACGGTCCGGGCTGCGCTCATCGACATCGACGCCCTTCTTTTTCATCTCCCATTTGCCGGTCGTGGTGTTGAACCGGCGCACCGGCTGGGACCACTGCGACAACGTGAGCGAGTCCGCGCCGATCTCGGTCGGGATGAACAGGCACCGCCACGGGTCGATGTCCTCGCCGCGTAGCAGCCGCACCGTGAGATCGGCCCGGTTCTTCAAGGCCATGCCCATCTGCATGTTGCGTCGGGCGAACAACTCGGCGTTGGTCAACTCGCCTTCGTAGATGTCCTCGGGTCCGCCCAACGCCCCGCCGAAGTCCACGCCCTCGATGCCGCGGAACCCGACCTGCAACAGTTGGTCGCGTGCCGGGGTCGCGCCGTCGTAGTAGATGCGCACCAGCCGGTCGATCCACGGCTGGCACAGTTCCCACGCCATCTGCGCGGTGGGCAGCACGGTGCCGCGCTGGCCGGGCCATTCCTCAACCAGCCGGATCGTCGGACCCTCAGCGACCACCAGCGCGCACTTGTCGGTGCCGCCCTCGGCCAAGTCCAGCCCGGCGTACACGAGTCCGCCTTCGGGGGCAAGACCCTTCTCCCATGCGGTGATGCAGTCCTTCAAGGTGGCGTAGGGCAGGATCGTTTGCGCGTCGCCGTCGTTGGGCACGCCCTCCCATATCCAGGCGTAGATTTCTGGTGTCTCGTTGACTTCGTCGCGGCGACGGAATTCCTCCAACCCGGTTTCGTACCACCACGGATTATCCCGCCAGTTGACTTCCAGGCTAAGGTCGTCGCGTTCCACCTTGTCCACGAACCGCTGCCAACACCAGTCGAGCCGCTGGTGAGGGTTCCAGGTGAACCACAACTCGGCGGTCTTCTTGCGCATCGTGGGGAGTATCTTCTGCGCCTGCTCGGCGGTCAGCGACTCTGACTGCTCCATCCAGAACACATCGAAGCCTTCTTTGGACAGGATCGAGTCGATGTTGCGTTCGATGCCGGGGAACGTCATCACGCCCTCGGTGGGGCGATGCACGATCCGGTAGGTCTGGATCTCGAAGTCGTCGGTGAGGCCGTACTTGTGGATGTAGTGGACGACGGCTTCCTTCACGCTGTCCTCGATCTGCACCCCGAACGCACGCGCCGACATGATCCGCCACCGGTAGTCACGGCCATGCACGGGCCAGTAGGCGGGCAGAAGGTTCGCCATCAACAGCACACCCTTCTGCGCTACCGCATGGGACTTGCCGCTGCCCCTGCCGCCTCGGATCGAGATGAAGCGGTGAGGATCGAAGACGGGTTCAGCCCACGGCGCTATCTCAATCTGTAGGTGCCGCCCCATCCTCTACGATCTCTGCGTCTTCGACTTCGGTGGACATGGCCTCGATCACGTCGGGGTCGGGATAGCCCAGGTCTTTCGGGCTGCGGTGGATGACGTGGAAGGTGATGTCGGTGGGTGGCCCGATTTCCTCGACAGTGATGCGCTGTTCGGACCGGTCGGCGTACTTGTCGGGGAAGCGCTGTTTGAGCAGCCATTGGAGCAGCTTGCTGTCGGGGGCGTGGGTGGTGTGCGTCTCTCTGGTTTCGTTGCCTTCGGCATCGACCTTGACCACTTCTTTGACGGTGACCCCATCGAACCCGCGTTCTGCCAGGGCGTCTATCGCGTCGCGCTCGAACGCTGCGTCGGCTTGTTCCATGAGCTGCACGAAAGCCCGATACTTGCCCAGCTTGTCGCCGGGTTGGGGTTCGCGTCGGCCCTTCTCCAACCAGCCGCGGTAAGTGGACGGGTCGATGCCCGCGGCGCGGCACGCCACGGTGATGCTGTGCCCGGCTCGGGCGCGGCTGCGGTAGATGGACTGGGCCACTTTGTCGGTGAGTTTGCAGGCCCCGCCGTTGCCGATGTGGCCGGGGTGCTTGCCGGGGCGCATCCCGATGCTGCGCTTGGCTTTGGGGATGGGTTCTAGTTCCACGGTGGGTCGAGGGTAGCGGAATCTGTGGATAACTTTCTGCCACCCGAGTTGACAAACGTATTAGGGTCTGATACGGTCATGTCCATGACACACACACAGCCACTGCCCCCACTGCCAGACGGCCTGACCGGCGCGCAGCTGACCATGGGCATCGAGACGGTCACCATGACCGTGCACCGCTGCCCGGAGTGCGGCACCGACCACACCACCATCGAGGGACAGCGGCCGGGCCTCGGCGCGGCGCATCTGTGCTGCGGCGTCCCGATCCAGGACATCATCTCCGTGGCCGCAGCGGAGGTCCAGCGGTGCATCCGCTGCGGAGCCACCACCGACTACCCGGCGTCGAGCGGCTGGGTGCGCAGCCACCTCCGGCCGCCCGCAGTCGTCGCCATGGGCCGCCTCGACCCGATCTGCACGCCCGTCCGGAGCGCAGGGGTATCGGGTCCGGGACTGTCGGACACGCCATGACCACCATCGCGATCCGCTGCCCGTACCACGGCCCGCGCGTCGCCCCCGACGCCATCGCCGCGGTCGCGACCGGCACGATGATCCGGTGCCCGGCAGTGATCGACGAGCCCACCGACGAGAGATGCGGGATGCCCGTCGCCATCG